TCCTGCCAAACTAGCCTTACCAGCAACATCACCTAATGTTTGCTTAAACTGGCTTTCAGCCGCTTTAGCAGCAGGAGCAAACGCACCTTGGAAGAATGGATTGCCACCCAAGAATTCACCAGAAACTGTACTCTGCAATTGATTCTGTGCAGATTGAAGTAATGGATTACCCAACTTAGCACGAGCCTCTAAAGCCTGTAAGCCTGTCTGGGTTGTAGTGCTAGGACTTACATAAGTCTGACCACCATAATACTGAGGGCCACCAGCTTGATACAAACGCTGTGCTTCACTCAATCCATAACCTAAGTATGGTTGAATAGCAGGGTCAATGTTTGACGATGTTGGTGCAGGTGTCTGCGTCATCGCAGGAGGAGCAGGATTTGTTGTAGGCGCACCACCCTGCATTAGTTCTAGCTGTTGCGGGGTAAATTTTGAAAAATCAAATGTGCTTGGGTTTGCTATCATGGAAGTAATCTCCTAAAAGTTCGGATTCCATGATGGGTCATCCACGGAATCATTATACATAAATTATTAAAATCAACCAATAACTGCATAGCGATATGTCTTATTAGCAGTCGTATTTGCAAAGTGCGTAATTGTTGCTGTTCCCTGTCCTTGAGAACTAGCGTAAACACAATAATCACCTGCCGCATTAGTTCCATTTGAGGAAACAAAGTTAACAGTCACAATGGCAGAGGGCGTAGCAGGTCTTGTCGGGCTTGTCTGGGTAGGTAATTGCTGAATAGATAAAGATGTATTTGTACCACTCCAAACAATCTCTACATAGTCATCAGCGTTCAATTCCACCCAGAAATTGAGGGCAGCGATTAAATGACCATCTATTCCGCCATGACTGTTAGGTACAGAAAACCTACTGTTTGAATTGCCTATGTTTGTGCCATTCTTTCTAAACCAAATATCCACATCATGGATTTGTGAGTCAGTATTGACAAACTGTAAGCTAAATTGAACATTGTAAATTCCATAGCTTTTTACAGTCAGCCTTGAACTACTTGCAACACTTACGCCATTAGAAAAATCAGTAGTGTTAAAAGTTACTGGATAAGCAGTAGTTGTTGAGGCTATCGTCTGGTCTGTAGAGTCCTGAAACGCACCATAAGGCGTTGAATCAGTAAAAGCAGCAGCAGATGATGGGAACAACACAATAAGGCTGTCTGGGCCTATCCTTCGGTCTGTCAAAGTGGTACTCGTTGCGCCACCTGTCGCCAAAGTAACAGTTCCTGTGTTATTGGTCTTTCCGTCCATGATGCCACGGACTACCTCAGAGACAGCCCTCTGGTCACCACCAAACGCAGGTAGGCTTCTAAACATCAGCGAACCCCTTGTGGAGTTACATCCACATCCACGGAAACCGCATTAGTCCAGTTAGAACCAGTAGGAGTGACTTTGAGTCTGTGGTATCTACCTGCGCTTCTCAATGGCACACGATTCTCTGAACTAGCCGCCACCGCAGTATTAAAACTCACACCTTGGTCTAGCAATGTACGAGAAGCAATAGCCACAGTAGCAGAGCCATTGTCAACAATAGGTCTAGCTAGGGTTACTACTGAGTTAGCACCAATATCCAAGTCGCCAGTAGAAATTACCGCAGTCTGGTTAGCACCTGTAAAACTCATCACACGAGTGCCTAAAGTACCACCAAGGAAGTATTTACCACCCACATAAAGACGTGAGTCTAAAGAGGTAGTCAAGGCATCAATAGAAGCAGAGATACTATCAAGTTGCTCAAGGGTTACAGACGATGTAGAGGCTTCTGACAGGTAATCCGTTCCAGCATCCCCATAAGTCCACTTCTGCGTCTTAAAGTTATAGATAAGTACGTTTCTGTTTCCGTTAACAGTTTTGTAATTCCAGATTACAAGTTTGCGGATAGGGTCAACGGCAGCAGACATAGAGTTGTAGTCAGAGTCTGAAGCGTTCTCTAAGAAAAACCTATCTATTTTTTCTGCACCGATAGATGTAACATTTTGTCCATCACAGGTATAAAAACCATCATCAGATAAGAAGAAAGTTATACCTTGGTACTGAGCAATAGAGCCAGCTACCATACATCCCTTGCCACGAGAGATGTTGTCAAACTGGAAAATGAACGGAGTACCTACATAGGTCATTCGGTGAATGGCTCGCTCTAAAAAGATAAGCCCAAACTCACCACCACGGATTCCTACAATCTGTCCACCATCAGGAATATCCTGATAATCAGACTGAGTATTTACGTTCTCAGTCCAATCTGTCTCATCATTTAATGCTGACCAACGTACACGATACTGTTGTTGTGTCGTTTCTAAGGTGTTTCCAACCACGACAAAATCACGCACTACAGTAATGTACTTAGCGATAGGTGCAGTAGCTGACAAGTCAGCAAACGATGTAGAAGTTCCTAGCGTCCATGCTTGGAGTTTCTCAGCGTTATTGGTAGAAATTACAGTCTTACCAAACTGAGTAAAACGAACCTTATCGTTAGTGCCTGTAGTCATGCCAGTTTTAACTTGCGTGATAGCACCTACACCGCTTACTGTGTAAATCTTGCTAGAGCCAGCAGCGAACAATGCTGTATCGCCATTGGGTTGCTTGGCAGCGTAGAGAGTGGTTAAGTCTTCAGCAGCGTTACTTGTGGAAAACGTCACAGGCGCAGGGAAAGGGCCATAACCGATAGCCTGAGAAACCACGTTCTTAGCGTCAGTCAAAGCACCTGATACGCTAGGCTGGTCAGGCATCCACTCACCGAAAGTTAGTTTTGTCGTAGCCATGTATTACTTCCTTGAGACTGTATTGTCCAATCGTTGTCGTTAGCAGCAACTGGTGTCCATGTATTTGAATCTGCTGAAACAACAGTCCAAGTGTTTGAGTCTCTGCTTACTGGTGTCCATGTGTTGTCATCTACGACAACAGGAGTCCAATTGTCACCAAGGATAACGCCATTCGCAGTAATCGTAGCAAGCGCAGTAATTGCAATCACATTTCCATATGTAGCGTTAGCCTGTGCTGTTACATCAGCCGTAGCCTCTACACTTGCTACCGCATCTCTAACAAGTATTGCTTCAGCAGTTACTGTAGAGGTAGCATCCACACTAGCAGAAGCATTTTGCTCACGGATACCAATTGCAGTTACTGTTGCGTCACCAGTAATACTTGCGACACCTTCAGCAACAATACCACCATTTGCGACAACTAAAGCTACGCAAGTAACGGAGGCTACGCCATCCTTGATGATTCCACCAACAGCAGTTACATCTGCACTACAGGTAACGCTTGCACTTGCAAACTGAACACGGATAGCATCACAGATAACGATTGCTACTGCATCTATTCCTACTGTAGCGTTCTGTACCCTAATGCCTTCACATGATGCACTAGCAGAACATTCAATGCTTGCACTAGCGTATTGAACCCTTACTGCATCTGCCGTAACAGTAGCTGTACCATCTACCGCCCCAGAACCAAACTGTACCCTTGTGCCACTGGCTGTAACGCTTGCAGACGCAGTTACAGACCCATAGGCATCCCATAGGGTTACAGAGGTTGTATAAAGTGGACTATCGAGTGTGAGTGTTAAGTCATCAATGCTAGACTTTAAACTGTCTAGCGAGTCAATTGTCCACGGAGGCAGTAAGTCAGCCATCTCACGCTAAAGTAACGCTCAATGAGCCAGCAGCAACACGGAACACATCGCCAGTTGCAATAGTCTTAGAGGCATCTAGTGGTGTGTGATACAACAGATTACCTGTAGTCAAAGCATCACGAATTCCTACATGGGTAATTGTTCCCCATGAGCCGCCAGCTTGAGGAAACTCAATAGCAGCAGAATTTGTAGAAGCACCATTACTAGGCGCACCAAAAGTTACAGCCTGACGAGCATAGCTAGTGCCAGAACACTCAGTTCCAGTATCAGCATCTGTTGGGTCAGTTGTATAAAGTGCTAAATACACAGTTGTTGGTGCTGTGTAAGCAGTTGCTCTCAACGTCACATTGATAAGAGCATTTTCGAGATAGTTACTCATTTCAGCCATAGTTTCACCTTGAAGTTAGTTTCATTGCTAAAGGAACACCAGAATACTGACCTTGTTCGTCAGACTTGGTGAGAGAGCCAATTGCTCTGTCGTACATAGTTCCCCATGTATTGATTCGTGCGTCATTCATAAGATACGGCTCTGCCTCAATTAAAGCAGCGTAAAGTAACGCATCTGGTGCTGTTGTCAGAAATACATTTGTTGTGTTACTTGAAGACAGATACGCTGGCGCAGCAAAGTAAAGTAACTTAGCCGTATATACGCCATCAGGAACAGGTGTTAACTGAAAGTCGTTAGCCAAAATAGTGTAAGACTTAGGAACACCAACTTCTGATGTTCTTGGGTCATTAGACAATGCTGATGGACTTGAGTAACTTAGTGGCTGAATAGGATTTGTCATTACAACAAAATCACGAGCCTGTAAAAAGTCGCTAGGTATTTCAAGA